ATTCGGATACTGAATCTGAAAAAGAAAATACACGGAACAAAAAGACTAGTTCTAAACGAGCAACTAAATACGATTCGGATACTGAATCAGATAAAGAAAATACACGGAACAAAAAGACTAGTTCCAAACGAGCAACTAAACACTCTTCGGATTCAGATTATGAATCTGATAAAGAAAATACATCCGAACAGAAAGCTAGTTCTAAAAAAACAAATAAAAACAATTCTGATAAAGAAGATAAACCATTATCAAATAATGCAAATATACTATCTTTAACAACACAATATAAAATATCAGAAAGAATGATTGAATTAATTCAATGTAAATACGATATAGCTCTGAAATTAATAAATATGATATACACAGATCATGGATTAAAAAATATATCCGATCTTGTTGATGTTAAAAATGTTGATAGAAATGTTTTTATAGACAAAAACAATTATATTCATCTCAATTTAATAATTGATGATATTTATAGATATTTTGGGAAAAAAGAATGTTGTTTTAATCAAAAAGATAAAATAAAACATTATATTTTGACTATTATTAAAAATATGTGTAGTCAATTGGCACTAACTTTGACAAAAAAATATAAAAATGTTCAAATTAAGGGAGTTGTAAAATCATACATATTTTATTCAATCGAATACATGAAATAATGCGGATTTTTTTTAAATATAAGAAAAATATTTATATTTTCTCAGATAAATAAAATATAAATAAATTCTCTAGTTTAATATATAGTTTAATGGAAGAAATACAAACGAAAAGTAGTAACGGAGTTTTTAAAAAATATGATGTGCATTATGACGAAAAGGGGGAGCGTTACATTAAAAAATATAACGAAATAACTCAAGAATACACACGTTTTTACGTTGATAACTGTCGTAAAATTACAGTAAAAAAATCCGACAAGTGTGAATCTGTTAAATCTCAATCCGACAAGTGGGAATCTGACCATTCCAAATCTGAACACGACGAATGTGAATCAGATAAACTCGAACATGAAAAATCCGAACATGAAAAATCCGATAGATCTGATTCTGACACGTGTAAAAATGGAGAGCGTCGTGTCAAAAAAAATCATGAATACGCAAAAGTACATGTTGATAACTATCGCGAAATTAAAGTTAAAAAATCCGATTCTGATTCCGAATCTAATAAATGTGATTCTGACAAATGTGATTCTGACAAATGTGATTCTGAACACCATTCGTGTGAGATGGATGTATGCAAATTTGGTGAATACGGGGTTATTAAATTCCAAAAAGAAAAATATGAAAACGTATTTGACATTGTTAGAAATATGAAACTTAGTGGTATTGTTCCGGTAATTATCATGGATTATGGAGTTGGAAAACGGGGTGAAAAAGGTGATCGCGGGGAACGCGGTGTTAAAGGCGATAGGGGAGAACGTGGTGAAAAAGGTTATACTGGAGAAACTGGATGCCGAGGTGAGAAAGGTGATAATGGCAAACGCGGTAAAAGGGGTAAAAAAGGAGAAAAAGGAGATATGGGCGAAAAAGGTGAATGTGGTGAAAAGGGTGATACTGGTGAGCAAGGAGAACGTGGTAAAAAAGGTGAATGCGGAGAAAAGGGTTGTAAAGGTGAAAAGGGTTGTAAAGGTGAAAGAGGTGTTCAAGGTTTTACGGGTCCTCAAGGTCCACAAGGAATGCCTGGACTACCTGGACCAATACCAATTTTACGTGATGTACTACAAACCTCTTCTGATATAAACTCACAAGAAAATATTACATCTACAGTACTTAAAATAATTAGTGAAAATATAGATGTGTTTGGAATTAAAGGCGATAAAGGAGATCAAGGTGAGAAAGGAGAGAAAGGAGATACGGGGGAGAAAGGAGAACAGGGTGTGCAGGGAATACAAGGTCTGAAGGGAGAAAATGGTGTTAAAGGTGATAAAGGAGAACAAGGAATTCAAGGTGTACAGGGAATTCAAGGTCTTAAAGGTGACAACGGTATTAATGGTGTAAATGGTATTAAAGGTGATAATGGTGTAAAAGGAGAACAAGGAATAAAAGGTGATCAAGGTATAAAAGGAGAACAAGGAATTCAAGGTGTAAAAGGTGAACAAGGAATACAGGGTGTAAAGGGAGAACAAGGAATTCAAGGTATTAAAGGTGTACAGGGATTACAAGGTATTAAAGGAGACATCGGTGTTAAGGGTGAACAAGGAATTCAAGGTGTAAAAGGAGACACTGGTGTTAAAGGTGATAAAGGTGAACAAGGAATTCAAGGTGTAAAAGGAGACACTGGTGTTAAAGGTGATAAAGGTGAACAAGGAATTCAAGGTCTAAAAGGAGACTCTGGAGTTAAAGGTGAAAAGGGAGAACAAGGAATCAAAGGAGACATTGGAGTTAAAGGAGAAAAGGGAGATCAAGGAATCAAAGGAGACACTGGAGTTAAAGGTGATAAAGGAGAACAAGGAATTCAAGGTCTAAAAGGAGACACTGGAGTTAAAGGTGATAAAGGTGAAAAGGGAGATCAAGGAATCAAAGGAGAACAAGGTCTAAAGGGTGATAAAGGTGAACAAGGAATTCAAGGTATTAAAGGAGACACTGGAATTCAAGGTGAAAAAGGAGAGCAAGGAATTCAAGGTGAAAAAGGAGAGCAAGGAATTCAAGGTGAAAAAGGTGAAAAAGGAGAAAGAGGAGATAAAGGTGATCGAGGAAGAGTTGTATAGAAATAATTCGAAATTATTTTTTTTAATATAGAAAAAATATAAATATATTTTTTAATATAGAATTAGTTTAAATTTTTTTAATATAGAAATTATTTAAATATATTTTTTCAGAAAAAAATATATATTATAAATTATATACTAAACATGAGTAAAAACACTGAACGAAGAGACAGATACCACGACAGCGATAGTGACAGCGATTCCGAATGTCGGAGAGATTTAAAACTATACAAAAGAATGAAGAAACTTATGTTATGTGATCCAGACCTAATGGTTACTGGTTCTGAATGTTATGCTGATGTTTACAATACAGTTCCCGAAACACTTGCAGTCGAAGCTCCTGTTACATTTGAATACAACAATATGCTATCTCAAGTAGAACACGTTCCTAATTCAAGTGATATTATTATTAAAAAAAGTGGCATTTATCTTTTGATAAATGTTCTAAATGTCAATGATCCTTCACAGTGGGCACTTTTTATCAATGGCATTCATTCTTCATACACAACAACTGGTTTAAATAGTGGTGCAACACAATCAACTCGAATGGCAATTACTCCATTAAATTGTGGAGACGTTATATCAGTAAGAAATCATGTTTCACCAAAGGAAGCTACTCTAACCGAAAATGCCGGCGGTGATGGAACACATTCCAGCGTCAATGCGCGTGTAATAGCTGTACGAATTGCTCCTTACCAAATGCCAAAAATTTGTAAAACAAATGCATAAAACTAGTTCTACTTTCCAATCATTTTATTATTTATATTTTTATAAATAATTTTTAACATATAAGAAATTCATAAAAATCAAATTTTTAGAATATATAAAATATATTATAATTTCTTCTCGAGATATAAGATATAAAAAATTTTTATCCGGAATAAAATAATTAATTATTTTCTCAGAAAAAAAATATATATTATAAATTATATACTAATCATGAGTCGTAACCACCAAGAGAAATCTAGACATTCATTCAGCGCAGACAAGTTAGCAGAAGTAGTTTACATCGAAAAAGATGAAAAGAAATGCAGAAGACCGAAACAAGAAAAAGTAATCGTTTGTGTTAATGATTCATCATCATCATCATCATCATCATCATCATCATCCGAATCATTTGAATCTCCCAAGAGATGCGAAAAAAAGAAACGTTGTGATAAGAAACGCAGACCAAGTCCAAAATGCGAAAAAGAATCATCTCACCGTGATTTATCTGATTGCGATAAGAAACGCAAACCAAAACAAGAACAAAAAATAATTATTAATGTTAATGATTCATCTTCCAGCTCATCTGAATGTGAGAAGAAATGTAGCAAACGCAGACCTCAACAACGCAGACACCATGATAGACGTGATAATGAATCATCATCAAGTGATTCATCTGAATGTGAGAAGAAGGATAGCAAACGCAGACCTCGCCAACGCAGACATCGTGATAGACGCGAATCTAGTTCATCCGATTGTTCTTCATCATCAAGTGATTCTTCAGATTGCGAAATGAAACGGAGATCTCGTCGTGGTGGACGTTGTGATAGACGGGGTGGAAGACGTGGAGATGATTCTGATTGTGATAACCGTAGATCTCGTCGTGGTGGACGCTGTGATAGACGAGGTGGAAGACGTGGTGATGATTCCGATTGTGATAACCGCAGATCTCGTCGTGGTGGAAGACGCGGTGATGATTCCGATTGTGATAACCGTAGACCTCGTCGTTGCGATAGTGTAGAAAATAGTGAAACATTCTTAAATCGTCCCATGGATAAATGTGGAAAACGTTGCGATAGACCAGACAAAAGAAATCATATGGATAATGAGGAGTGTTTTATTTCATTATACGACGATCAACAACAACTTATATCTGTTGGAGAAGCTATTGATTTCAATTATTATCAAAATAAGAAAAATATAGAATTCAATCCACTTGTTAATAAATCAGAGATTCGTATTCTTTGCGGTGGATATTATTATATCCATATTCAAATGGACACTGATATTCCATGCCAATTCACATTATTCGTTAATGATGTTCCGAATCTAACAACAACCGATGGAACCAATACTGGCGCTGTTCAATTCGCATCAACGGGATTAATACATCTTCAAGCTGGTGATGTTGTACAATGGATTAATTATATCACTGCTCAAGGTGTCGTTACTAAGACAATTAATGCTGGTGGATTATCTCATTCTGTCAATTGCCAATTTGTTATATTTAAGATTGCAAATGATAGTTGCCAAACAGAATGCCACCACTCCAAGAAATATCTCGATTGTATGGAAAAATACGCGAGAAAAACTGTTAAACCAGTTGCCCCAGTTGTACCAGTTGCCCCAGTTGTTACTGCAGCATAAATAAATTTATTTACAAATTAATAATTATTTTTTAAATAATTATTACTATAAAAAATTAAATAATTATTACTATAAAAATATACTATTATTTTCTTTCAAATAAAAAATATTATATTTTTTTCTCATTATATATATATACAAATATGGGAAGAAAAACTCGCAACCATTCATCAGAATCAGACAATTGCTCCGATTCAAACTCATCAAATTGCGGAAACTCACGAAAACATCAATCACGAAAATGTTACGAATCATCTGATTCAAGTTGTTCACCAGAAAGACCAGTCAGATGTGTTAAGAAATACTATAAGACTATTAATAATAGCACTGGCACTGTTAACAACAACACCTTAATTGCATACAGTGATTTCTACGGAATGATGCCTGGAGACAATGCAACCGTAGTTGGCGCAGGAACAGGTGTTCAATTTCCTGAAGATGGACCAACTAATGGATTAATTACTCGTATAGATGCTAGTACATTTTCTTTAAAAAATGTTGGTGTCTATGAAGTTCAATTCCAAGTATCAGTATCAGAACCAGGACAATTAGTTATTGCTCTAGACAATGGTACTGGATTTATGGAAGTTGCTAATTCAGTTGTTGGTCGTGCAACTGGTGCATGTCAAATTGTTGGAATTTCACTGATACAAACAACCGTGCCAAATACTCTATTATCCATCTTTAACCCATCTGGAAATACACCAGCATTAACTGTTACACCATTCGCTGGAGGAACTCACATTGTTTCATGCCATTTAGTAATTAAACAAATTGCTTAAAATGTATATTTTTTATAAATAAAAATTATTTTTTCGATTAACTTTTTTCAAATGTTTGCCGTACAAATATTTGACACATTCAATATTACCGTATTCCGAAGCTATCGCACTCGTATAGGAATCCCAATAATATCCATTTTCAATTAAATATTTCAAACATTTTAATTCTCCAGACATTGCAGCATCATCACATGTAATATGATTGATTGGACATCCAATTTGATGTAAAAATTTTAAACTTTTTAAACTTCCACTCATTGCTGCAGAATTTGATGCTGTAATATTCATACGACATCCTTTCTCATACAAATATTTCAAACATTTTACACTGTCATTCATTGCCGCTTTTCTAAATGTTTCCTCATCAATTCTACATCCATTTTCATGAACGTATTTTAATATTTCCACATTGTTATGTGATGAGGCTATTTCTCCAACAGTTATATCTATATTTTTTTTGTATTGATGTAATTTTTTCAAACATTCAAGACTGTTATACACAGCTGTCAATATCATTCCAAAAGCATGATTATACGGACAACCGTTTTCTATTAAATAACACATACATTCAACTTGTCCCGCTGAAATTGATAAAAAATATATATCATCCGTTAAATTAATACCAGTTGAAATTAAGTATTTAACACATTCTAGTTTTCCATTAGATATTGCCATTTTAATTGTATCACCATTTATTTTAAAATTATTTTGATATAAATATTTCAAACAATTTACATTTCCATAAACTGATGCTGTTTCACAAATATTTTCATTAATACAATATCCACTTCGATGTAAAAATTTTAAACATTTTAAACTACCATACATTGTTGCGAAGTTTGTTATATCATTATCAAATGGACATTTTTGAAAATGTAAATATTTTAAATATTTTTTATTATCAGTTTGAACATAATACTTAAACAATTTTTTTGAAAATTTTAATTTAATTATCGGTTCTAATGATAAATCATTTTTAATTATTTTTAATAAATATTGAATTTTCATTATTGTAGCTAAATCTTTAGGACATAATTCACATATTTTAATAATCAAATGTTCATCTAAATAATTCATTATATTAGTATTTAAAAATAATAATTATTATTATTTTATTTTCATTTTTTTACAAAAATATGTTTATTATTTACAAATATATGTTAATTATTTATATTTATAAATACAACTGGGTAGTATCAAAATTAACAAAAGGAGGGAAATTTAAGTCAAAATCAGGAACTCCGGGTTGATTTGGTCTATCAACTCTTAAATCCGGTAAAGGATGGATATTATCGTATAATTTTCCAGGAAATAAATTCTTTCTGAGATATGTCACTTCAATTGTTTCTGGTATTTTGTTTTGTAAATGGGAAAAATTATTACCATGTAAATGAACTGTATAAAACACATTATTCATTTTCTCCCAACATTTTATTTTGTTTTGATGTAAACATGAAAATCCATTATCATTTATTCCATGATATTCCATCACAATTTGTTTAAATTTACCAAGTTTATCTATTGATAATGAATTCAACCATTCATATTCGCAGCCCTCAATATCTAATTTCAAAAATATATGGCTGAAATTTTCAAATATGAAATCAAGATTGGTACAAAAATTATCATTAATTGGTCCAATATTTTTTTTAATGAATGTTATATCTTTTGAACCAATATTTGGATATTTTTCAATTGTTCCATCAAAAGCAAAACTATTGCTTTTATTCATTCGAAATCTTGGAACAAAATCTCTTGAAAATGAATCTTCACTTGATATTCCCGCTGAAATATAACAATCATAATCACCTAAATTATCCGCTATCACATAACCACCATCATCTATATTTCCCAATCTAATTTTATTATCATACCGATATACTTTTAGTAAATTCAAATAATTCATTCTATATAACAATATTTATAATATTTTTATATTTTAATTACGCATACGTGTTTATTATTTTTGAAAAATCCTAATTGGAAATTTTAATATTTTTTAATTATATACAAAAATATATATAAATGTTGTCAAGTAACAAAAGGATTTATAATCTGAAAAAAGATGAACCAGATAAACGTGATTTTGTTTCTGAATTTAAAAACACCATTCAAATCATCAAAAAGAAGAATCCTAATAAACTTTTTTCAAATGCAAAACTAATTATCAAGGTTCAATCATAAAAAATTTTCTTTATATTGATAATATATATTATCAATATATATTATCACCAAACATGTGTAAACATATTTATAATTTGGAGAAAGATTTAATACGTGATTCAGATCATATTCTTTCGATTAATTTACGAATAACACATTCACACGCACAACCTCTAATTATTGATCATCGTTCAACATGTCCGGAAGTTTACATTCAAGGTTCCATCGGAAGTTGTTCGGCTCAAGCATTAGCATGTGTTTTCTATCATAATCTCAAAAAATTTAATTTTGATAATGTTTTTCTTCCTTCTCGTTTATTTCTATATTACAATACTCGAGCGATGAAACATTCTATCAATTGTGATAATGGTGGTTCAATACGTGATGCATTAAAAGCATTTCATGCATATGGAATTTGCTCGGAAGATTTATGGTCTTATGATGTTAATAATCTCAAAATCACACCTCCGGCAAATGCTTATATTATGGCACAAAATTACGATGGTATTATTTATGCCCGTGTTCCTCAACTTCTCAATCAAATGAAACAATGTTTGCTTGATGGATATTTATTTGTCTTTGGTATGTCAGTTTATTCAAATTTTGAAAATGAACTTTTTGAAAAAACAGGTCGTGGTTTAAAACAACCAACAAGTAATGATACTTATTTGGGAGG